GATACCTAAAACTGATTACGAAAGAAAGTTTGAAGTATTGCGTAGTAAAACACATGGTAAATTAATCATCAAAGAATATCCAACTGCAAGTGCTTCTGTATTGCATTTTAGATCTTTGATTAATGAACTGCAACTGAAAAAGAGTTTTAGACCAGATATTATCTTTGTTGATTACCTAAACATCTGTGCATCATCACGAATCAAACCAGGTGCAAGTGTAAACTCATATTCTTATATCAAGGCCATTGCAGAAGAACTTCGTGGTCTTGCAGTAGAGTTTGCTGTGCCTGTTATGAGTGCAACACAAACAACAAGAAGTGGTTTTACAAATACAGATCCAGGTCTAGAAGATACATCAGAATCTTTTGGTCTTCCTGCGACTGCTGACTTTATGTTTGCTTTGATTTCTACAGAAGAATTAGAACAGTTAAATCAAATCATGGTCAAACAATTGAAGAATCGTTTTGGTGATCCTAATCACTTTAAGCGTTTTGTGGTAGGTATTGATAGAGCTAAGATGCGTTTGTTTGATGCAGAACCAACAGCGCAACAAGGTATCGTAGATGCAGGTCAAGATGACGAACCTATTAATACTTTTGGTAATCGTGAACGCAAGTTCAATTCTAAATTTGAAGGAATCAAAGTATGAAAGTAGTTCAATTTGAACCAAAGGTTGAAAAAACAAGTAAGAAGATGAAAGATGACTTGATTGAAGTTCTTGATGCATTGAGAGAAAAAATTGACAAAGATGAAGTCACAGAATTTGTAATATCTTCAATGCATGTTGATGGTGAAGTTGAAATCTATGCCTGCACCAAAGATTTTGTTGGTGCCATTGGACTATTTGAAGCAGGTAAACATAATTTATTAACACAATACGAATGAACCTAGATCAAGCACTACATTGTTCAAAAGTCTTTGAAAATTATTTCAAGGATTTTAATCGCATTGATGAATACATGCGTGAACAAAAATTGAATTCATTGGCCGAATTACCTTTTGCTTTGCCTGGTTGTGGTCCCGAAGAAGATTTGTTTTCTGACTTCACTATGAATCCGCAAGATATGGATTTTGAAGTCATTGAAATGGAATCTAGTCGTTGGCAATTGTATCTTGACATTATTTCATCACACAACAATCTTTCCAGTCCAGGCAGAAACTTACGATTAGCTGTATTAGAAAAAAATACTCAGAAGTGGGTTGGTTTTATTCGTATTGGTTCGCCAACAATTATGATGAAACCGAGAAATGAATTGCTTGAGTGTGTAATCACCAATGAAGAAAGTACAACAAAGTCATTTAATAAAGCCGCAGCAATGGGATTTGTAATTGTGCCAGCGCAACCTTTCGGTTTCAATTATCTTGGCGGAAAGTTACTTGCAGGTATCTGTTGTTCACATGAAGTGAAATCGATGCTTGACAAAAAGTATGGCATGAATACTTGTTTGTTTGAAACAACTTCATTGTATGGTAGTTCCAAATCTGTATCACAATATGACGGCATGAAACCATACCTCAGATTTGCTGGCACTACTGATTCAGATTTTCTGCCAATGATGCATGGAAAACCTTACGAAGATTTGGTGAAATATGTAGAAGATGTGAATGGAGGACCTATTGTACCTGAGGATGCAAGTAGTCGCAAGTTGAAGATCATTAATACTACAATTGCGATGACAAAATCAGCATTAAAGAGTCATAAAGATCATTATGATTCATTTATGAACATCATCGAAAAAGCCAAAAGTCTGACCGAAAAGAAAAGATATTATTATTCAAATTATGGTTATTCAAACTATAAAGATGTAGTACTTGGCAAGACCGACAAACTTGTGCCAGACAAGGAAAACTATGACAAACATGGTCTGGACAACATCATAAAGTGGTGGAAGAACAAGGCTTGTAGTAGATTTACAACACTTCAGACAGAAAACCGCATAAGAACAGACATGGAAGTATGGACTGGCGATAAGGAGATTGACATTATACGGTAACTGTGGTAGGATAAATAAATGATTATGAAAATCCCTACCAAAGTTAATACAGATACTTCAAGTCAGTCAGGTGCTGGTGCAGAAGTAACTGCACTAGCAGAATCACTACAGGCTTATGCTTGTGCAACTAGACAACATTATGGCAAACCGTTAGGTGATATTTCTCAAGTTACTGAACGGACAATTGCTGATGCAGATTGCGATAGAACTTTGAAACAATGCATGAAAGGTCTAGATGAAAAATGGTTTTTAAGTATTGTCAAAACAGCAAACAAAATATTTGAAGAAGTTCCTGGTGCTCGATCAGGAAAGAATTTTAAGTTTTATCGTGGTGGTCGTTTTGTAGATTCTATTTACAATGAGTGGAGAAAATTTAAAAAAGAAAGTGGTATCACAGGTGATGACAAATGGAATCCTGCTGATATTTGGATGGTCAAAAAATCTTTTAAATTGAAAACTGGTTGGCCAACACTTAGAGATTATAACAGGTACATTTATGATGAGTTCGCCAAAACTAATTTGATCGGCATATCACTCAAAAAATTAGATCCAAAAGCCACATCTGCACATTCTAAAATATTTAATAACGGTAAACCATTAATTGCTAAGTTTAGAGGCATAAAACTTGGCAGTAATATGACAGACTCGAAAGATATTTACATACAATACACATCTGAAGGTATAGATGGTGAAATACAGTTTAGAAATTTCTCAAGTAGACCACAACCATCATCGTGGCAAGGAGAAATTAAAGGTAAGACCGCAGCTGGTGGAAAAATTGGCGGCGGAGTAATATTTGCTGGTGCTATAGAATCTGGTGTGCCAAGAACGAAACTTACGCAACCAAATCAAACACCAATTGATAAACCAAAAGATTCTGATTTCAAAGAATTTGCAACGATGTTTAAGAAATTATCTGGTTCAAAAGATAGCATAGATAATTTAGTATTACAAGCAAAATCAGGACACAGAAAAGATAAAACTTGGTGGATGTCCAAATACATTGGTATCAGTTTAGTCTATAATGTAATACAAGCAGGAAAACAAGATGATTTCTGCAAATATATTTTTGAATATGCTTCATCAGCAACTAAGAACAGTAGTATTTTTATAAAGTACAGTTAATGAACACGTAGAAGATGATTTTTTTATAAATAGATGAGAAGGGAATTTTATGTACGGATTCGTCTATTTGACCACCAATAAAATTAATGGTAAAAAATACATCGGAATGTGTAAAAACACACATGAAAAAAATTATTTGGGTTCTGGAAAATTATTAAAATCTGCCATAAAAAAATATGGAAAAGAAAATTTTGAAAGAGTTATATTGCAAGAATGTCAAAATTTTGAGGAATTGAGTAAATCAGAAGAATATTGGATAAAAAAATATAATGCTGTTGAAGATAATACTTTTTATAATTTAACATCTGGTGGTTTTGGTGGTAACAGCGACTATTTAAAAGAGTATTGGAATAAATTTACCAAAGAAGAACGAAAAATTTGTAGGCAATGGATTAAAAGAGATGTTTATGGTAAAAATAATCCAATGTATGGTAAAAAACACTCAGAAGAAACTAAAAGAATCATAGGTTCAAAAAGTGTGAATAGAAATTGGAATAAACCTAACCATAAGGGAGAAAAAAATCCTAGAGCCAAAAAAGTTCTAGTTGAAATGGATAATTTGGTAAATCAATTTAATTGTCTAAAAACTTTTGCTAATAGTATTAAAAATATTCCTTACTCAACATTAAAGAGTATCGCAAAAGATGGAAGATATTCAAAAAAATATAATTTAAGAATAACATATGTTTAATTTTAACGACTTTTTAATGGAGAAAAATCAAGGTGTACTTCTTGCTGAAGAAAAATCTGGCAAGAATGTTCACCTTGAATAGCTGAGCATATCGAGGATGAAGTGTTAAATCGTGGTGTTTCTGGTGCTCGTGACGCAATTAACTTTTTGCAATCATTACGCAATATGTTGGCTGGCAATTCTCAAACAAAAATAAATGTAACGACCAAATGGGATGGCGCACCTGCCATATTTGCAGGTACTAATCCAGAAAATGGCAAATTCTTCGTTGGTACTAAATCAGTATTCAACAAGGCCGCCAAATTAAACTATACAGAAGAAGATATTGATGCAAACCACCCTGGTGAAGGCTTGAATGTAAAACTAAAAGCTGCATTGAAACACCTGCCAAAACTTGGCATTAAAGGTATTTTGCAAGGTGACATGATGTTTGTGAAAGGTGATATTACAAGACAATCGATTGAAGGCCAATCATATATCACATTTCAACCAAACACAATCGTATATGCTGTGCCTACTAGTAGTGCATTGGCCAAAAAAATGTTAGATGCTCAAGTTGGTGTCGTGTTTCATACATCATATAGTGGCAAAACTATGGCCGATATGAAAGCATCTTTTAATATCGACATTGGTTATTTACGAAATACAAAAGATGTTTGGTTTCGTGATGCATCGTTTACTGATGCTTCTGGTTCTGCATCGTTTACAGAAGAAGAAACAAAACAAATTACAGGTGTTTTGTCTACCGCAGGTAAAACATTTCAATCGATCAATTCTTTGGTGTTAAATAAGATTGCTACAAGTGATGTATATAAAACCTATATTAAGACATTCAACAATGCAAAAGTTCGTCAAGGTGAAAGAATAACTGACACCAGAAGGCATACGATAGAGTTGATTTCATGGATCGAAGCTAAGTTAAATAAAGAAATACAAGAAGCAAAAAAAGAAGATACTAAAAAGAAACGCATTAAAGAAAAAACAGAAGTCATGCGTTTTTTTCGTAACAATGCTGGACAATTAAAATCTATATTTGACCTGCAAAACATTTTAGTTTTTGCTAAAAATATGATTGTGAAAAAGTTACAAGAAATACGGCAAGTTACAGGTACATTTTTACGAACAGACAAAGGATTTAAAGTTACAAATCCTGAAGGGTTTGTAGCAGTAGATAGATTAAAAGGTAATGCAGTAAAGTTAATTGATAGATTAGAATTCAGTCAGGCGAATTTTAATGCTACGAAAAATTGGGACAAATAATGGCTTACGATCTGAATAAAATTTTAGCAGAATACGGTGATGATGATTTTGGTTTTTCTGCCGTATCAGAAGAAGAATACAATAAAGTAATATCTGAAACTGCTGACACAGCCGAAGAATACAAAGCACGATTAGCACAAGTTGAGAAACTTGTATTACCGTTTTTTACTAAGTTACTTAAAACTGCCGATAAAGAATACATTTACTGGCCAAACAGAAAATCTACAGTTGAATCTCAAATTCAAAAGATACTACAACTTACACGAAATGACTAAAAAGAAAATAGAAGAAGCCTCATATGCAGGTAATATTGGTGTGATGGAACTTGTTAAGTTTCACAATATTGCCACATCTGATCAGAAAAAACAGTTAAGATACCATTTAGACAATAAGAAAAAACATGATGCATGGAAATTAATTCAAAACGTAACAGGCACCAAACTACATAAAAGTGTGAGTGAAGAATATGGTGCAGGTGAAGATGGCACAGAAAAACTGGTAAGAAAGTATATTGCTGATACTCCAGGTCAAACTTCTGCCGTCATTAAGAGGTATAAAAAGACTAAGTAATAGATACAGATTGGAGATGTTATGGGTGATGAGAATGATTTGATCATTGGTTGTTCAACTAATTATGATTGGTCTAAGATAAAATATTGGATCAATTCAATCAACATGTCAGGTTTTAAGGGTGAGAAAGTACTCATTCTGATGAACTGTGACAGAGACACCGCACAAAAGGTACAAGAAGCTGGATTTAAGATTGTCGGATTTAAAACTGACAATCAAGGTAATCTTGTATATGAATCAAATATGATGGTGCATGTAGAAAGATTTATTCATATCTACAATTATATCGATCCATCTAAACACCGAAATGTAATTACTACTGACGTAAAAGATGTTGTGTTTCAACAAGATCCTGGCCGTTGGTTGCGAGAAAACATTTACGTTGGTAAAGATTTGGTTTTTGCTTCTGAAAGTATTCGTTATAAGAATGAACCGTGGGGTGATCAAAACCTAAAAGAGACTTATGGTCAATTCATCTATGAGAAATTTAAAGATAATGAAATTTACAATGTAGGTGTTTTAGGTGGTCGAGCTAAAGCTATGAAAGATTTATGTTTAAATATTTTTGTAGCATGTACAGGCCGTCCTATTCCTATTTGTGATCAATCAACATTCAACTTTATGATTTCACAACATCCGTATACTGAAAGATCTTTATACATGAAATCTGAAAATGGATGGGCATGTCAATTAGGAACTACAGGTGATCCAACAAAGATACAGAAGTTTAAACCATATCTATTAGAACCAAGTCCTAAGTTTGAAAATGATGTTGTCAAAACAAATAAAGGAACAGAATTTTGTATCGTTCACCAATACGATAGAGTGCCAGCGATTGCAAAAGTTTTGGAGAAA